ATCAGGAGTCGTCCTTAGAAAGTTTAAAAGATGGGGAGGCTGTTACACCTCCCCTATTTTATTACACTACTTGACCTTGGTGGAAAGGACGATTGATTTCAATCAATGCCAAACCAGTTGACGGTGTACCAGTAGTTGTTGTGACTTTAGCGTTCAAGATTTGTTCGCCATTCACAGCAGCGTCGTCCACAGAGCCTGGTGTTGCAGCCAATGAGAATACATCAGCGCCCACAGTCATAGCATTAGGTGCTTTGACAGCAGCAATACCTTGGATTTGATACCAGCCGTATTGATTTGCTACGTTTGCAGACATCGCAACAGCAACAGGACCAACACCGCCAGTAGCAGGTGAAAGAGCAGTAGTTGCCAAATAGCTGTCATAGTCAACCATAGAGCCGACAACAGTAGATGCAACACCTTTCAGATAGATAAACTCACCAGCACCATAAGTAGGGTCAACCGCTTGAACGATTGTGCCTAACGCATGGTTTTGAGTGGTATCAGTAACCGCAATTGGCTGAAAACCAGCAAGCGGTGTAGTAATGTTATAAGCCATTTTTATAACTCCTTATTAAACTGTAACAGTCAGAACAGCGTTGAACTGAGCGCCTGAGCAAGTTAATGCACCTGACCAACCCATTAAACGAACAACAGCATCTTGGTTAACAGCTTGACGGTCGCCACCAATAGCCACGAAGTTTCTGTCTTTGTGAGGACGGAAGTGGACGTATTTAGTGTTGATGAAGTCCATACGGCCAGCAGCTTGGTTGCCACCGATACCGCCACCCAGTACAACGTCAGCAGTACCAGCGCCACCGTAGAATTTCAGTGAGCTGAAACCAGCAGCACCTAATTTGTCGTCAGTGATACGTTGGATGGCTTGCAAAGAACCCAAGTACAAGCTGTATGCAGTAGAACCTGCATAAATCAAGTCAACATGGTCAGTGCCACGAACGCGACCCAGAGCCACAGTGTTCATCTTAGCTTGGATGTTAGATACAGTTGCAGAAGACAATGTGTCAGCACCATTTTGCCAGAACGCCCATGTGTCACGAGAAATGCCACCGTAAGTACCAGTTGTTGGTGTTGTTGAAATCATTGTTTGTAAACCAACTAATGCTTTACCAGCGTTGGCTGTGCCGTCACCGTGTAAGTCATAGTCAATCTTGTTACGCAAACGTGATTCAGCAATCTCAACACGAGTAGCCAGCAAATCAATCATTTGCTCTTTGCCGCTGTTTTGCAGCATTTCTGGACCAGAAATAGTCACAGCATCAGCATAATGCTTCAGAGTGAACTGGGCAGCAGAAATTGGGCTATCAGGTGAAATATTGATAGTTTCGTAACCTGAATAGCTGTTAGCAAAGTTAGTGTTAGGGTCGTTGTAATAAATCTCTTGCAAGATTATTGAGCCACCAGTAATAGGCTTAATGTTGCCTCTTTCTGACAGTTTCAACAAAAGTGCATTGTTGTTGGTCAAGTTATCCTGCGCACTCTTAGTACGTGATTCAATGGTTGTCCTATTTCGTTTCCAGATGTTTCCATCCTTCGTCTGAGGCTCTTTATCCTCAGCACCTGCATGTTCCCATGCAGAGCAGACTATCTCATCACCTGATTGCTCAGGGCTGGGCGCTCGTGGAGGAATTACCGCTTTCGCTCGTCCTCTAGTCGTTACACCTTCCGAAACCCTTTTAAATGCTTCGGCTTGGCACGGTATTGTCCGGTCTGGAGTTTCACCGTTTTCACCCAGTTTTACATCGCCTATTAAATGTCAAGCGATAATATCTGATATCGCTGTATTGGCAAAAGCCATGATATACCTCCAAAAAAATTAAATTAAAGTCCGTGCGCCAAGAAAGCCATACGCACAGCATCTTCAGTTGATTTAGGCGCTGCTTGGTTTTTTACGCCAACAGGTGAACCTTTCACTTGAACTGCTGCTTGTTTGGCTGCTTGTGCAGCTTGATTTGCTTTCGATAATTGTGCTGTTTTGCTGTTGGCTTGCTGTTTGGCTTGTGCTTTAGCAAAAACATCATCATTTAATCGAATAGCTTTGGCATAAGCGTCTGATAAGTCTGTTGCAAGGCCGCTGTCGAGCAAATCTGCCATCTGCATACGAACATCATCAAAGAACTCATGCTGTGACCCAAAGTCATCTAAAACAGATTGCAATTGGGCATCCTCATGGCTTTGTTTAAAGTCTTGTGAGGCTTGGAGCTGGCTTTCTAACCACTCCTTTTGGGCTTTCAACTGTGCAAGATTTGCATCGTATGGGATATTGGCTAATGCCCCAAGGTCGATTCCGTAATCATGCGCCAGCTTTTGAAACATCTCCACTTTTTCTTGTGGACTACCGATTCGCAATGTGCGTTCGGTTTTCAGCAAATTAGGAAATGCAACCTCTGGAGTTACACCTAATTGGCTCAAATATTCTTTATAAGGAGCAATCGACTTATCTATGGTTTTAGCATAATTAGCCGCTTCTTTGTATTGCTCTAAGCCTTTATGAAACTGGTCTTGACGCTCAATGATGTATTTTTGAACATTATCAGGCAGTTTAGACATTTCTAATGCCGCTTCTTTCTTCCAAGATTTCCACGGGTCATGCTTAGGTTGTTCATCTTGTACAGGTTCAGGCTGTACAGGATTGCTTACTTCTTCTTGAGCAGTTTCATGCTCAGTCATTGCCTTTTCAACAATATCCCTTGTGTCGCTTGGCTGTTCTTCAGCAACACTAGAGTCGTCTAGTATTTCTTCATTTTCCATGATATTTCCTATGCAATAGCATTAACTTGTTCAGCGATAGAGCGTCTTAATTGTTCAGCTTCTCGCTTTTCCTTGAAGTGGTCACGTTTTGGAGTCATATCCTCGTTGCCGACTTCAGTGCATCCATGCGCTTTTAAATGCCTTCTATGCTCACCTCTGTCCGTAATCATTTTGCCGTTAATCATTGATTTATACGGCTGAAACTCTTGCGGTACAAATGGTGCGGATAATATCTGTTGTGACATCATTTTATCACAGCAAATAGGCAGATTCTTATATTCGGATATTTTGCGAAAGATCGTGTCAGTTTTGCCACATTCTCTGCAAATAACATCATACAAAGGCATATTAGTTACTCGCCATTATTACCCAGTTTGTTCCGTCTGATTGCAGTACGCACCATTTGCCTGCTGTGCCTGCTAATATAGCTGTTCCTGCTGTTGCGCTATCAATTGGGATGATATTAGATGTTGCGCTTGCAACAGTTGTATTGTGTATATTTTTTAAATGCAACCATCTTCCCGAAAAACTCGAAGCTGCTGGCAATGTCAAGGTCAATGCGCCTGATGAATTGCAGATAATTGAACTATCACCATCGTTGACGGTATACGTTGTTGCCGTAACGGTTGTTGGTGCTTTAGTAATCAAATAACCTGAAGTCGCTAAATAACTTGCACCCAAAGTACTACTTTCCAATGCCGCTTTAACAATTTCGTTTGGCGTTGCTCTGGTAGTAGCGCCACCGGATACCAACGGCAACACATCGGTTTGTGGCACTACTGTTGTAACTGCCGGTAATGCTGAAATAGCTACATTAGTCATGTTTCACCTAAATAAATAATAATATTGCTTCTTCGTCATCAAGCTCTGATTCAATCAGATATTGCTCGATGCTTAATCCTAATGCTTCTGCTTGGAGCTTTAGCATCATGTTGTTTATTTGCGCTGCATAATCAATTTCAGGCGCTTTTTCAACAATCGGCTGTTCAACTATTGGCTCTGGCTCAACAATGCCTAATGCTTTGTTTACAGCTTTCTCAACCGCTTTTTCTACTTCTTCACGTTCTCGCTTAATTTTCTTTTTAGGAAGACCGCCTTTTGTAACCAATTGGACATCAGGATGTACAACAGTTCCAGTTGCGTCAAAAGAAATAGGGTCAAGAATTAACTTAAAGTCATCAACATGAATGACCGAACCTATTGCAGCAAATGTAGCATTATCTAGCGATACGGAAATATTGCCTGTGTGAATATCCGTGCCACCCATAGACACTAAAACATCATCAAGCGTTACAGATATTGTAGCGTGGCGTGTAATATATCCATTAATGCTGGATGTAATGCTATCTGTTGTTAGGCTTAATATTCCATTATGAGTTACAACACCAGAAGCTGTAGAGCTAATATCATCAAGCGTTACCGCAATTGTGGCAACATGGACATCTTGTCCAGCGCCAGCAAATGTAATATCTTCAAGCGTTACAGAAATAGTGGCCTCTATGGTAGACCATTTGGCCGTATCCCATATTCCACTATCCCATAATGCCATTATGCGTTACCTTCGGTAATTGTTGCTGAAGATACGGCAACATTATCGCCAGTTGTAATTGATGTTGATGACAAGTTGATATTTGATCCCGATGTGCCAACACTCAACCCAGAAACAACCAAAGTCGTTCCATCCGATTTATAAATGCTGGCATTGGTCACTGTGCCTGTTGCGCCAGCAGTTCCAGTTGTAATTGTGCCTAACGTTAAAACGCCACCTGATGCAGCAGCAGCAAATGGAGTTGCACAAATTAACTCAACAATTTGCACAGCGCCAGCCGTATATAAGCGCAATTTTCCGCCATTACCCACAGCAGAAGTGATTTGATCTGCTCTATTGTTTCTAAGTGTAGTACTAAGTGATACAGCCATTATTGAACTCCAATGATTTTACCTGTGTTTGGATCGCGCACCACTTGTTTAGGTCTAGTCAACTGTTGTAACAATTGTGCGTGTTGGGCGGCTTGATTTTGTAAAGCCAATTCGTGATTCTGGTTTTGTGCTGCCAATATAGATTGCATGTTTTGATGAACCGTATCCATCAAACCTTGTAACGATACGTTTGGCACTAAATCGCCATTTTCATTTAATTCCATAATCGCTTCCCTATCCGGCAAAACGTTTAAATCAATCATTTTTTGTTTAATTGCGTTTTTGTTAGACATTTCAGCAATTATCACTTTGGTGTCATTTTCTAACTGAACTTTCCACTGCTCAAATTGAATCTTCTGGGCTTCTAATTGCTGTTCAGCCTGCATCTTAGCTTGTTCCATTTGCAATTCGGCTTGCTTGGCCTGCATATCGGCTTGTGCTTTGATTTGCTCAGGAGATGGTTGCTGCTGTCCAGCAGATTGTTTAGCTTGTTGTAAATACTGCTCTAAACTGGCCTCCATTGTGCGGCCAATTTTAAACCCACGAACGCCAAACATTAACATCTCGCCTAATAACGGTGTCATGCCTGGATTAGATTTGGCGGCATCAACAGCTTGTCTTAAGAATCCGCCCACAGCAGTTAAGAACTCAATTCTATCCTGCTTGTCTTGCTGTTCGTCAATCAATACAAGCGTGTCGGTTTCGATGTCGATGTTAAAGTTACGCATCGGCTCATTCTTAAGCAACATAATCGCTTGCTGAACCAGTGCGGCATCGGCAGTGTGCATAATGCCTGACGCATTTACCAGTGTTTCAGGCTGGTACTTGCTGCACATAACTTCGGCTTTCATACGCAATATTTCACGAGCAAATCGTGACATATCGTCTTTTAAATTGCCTAAGCGTAAAGAAGCGTATTGGGATTTAATCTGCTGTGCTGTTGCTGATTCTTGTGCCTGTGAAGCGCCTCGAATAATGTCAGACAGACCAGTAATTTCGTAAATGATTTGTTTAGCTGCGTCACGGGCTTGGTATAACTGCTGCAAAGCGCCAACCACATCGCCCAACGGGATAAACTGCACAGCGTTCTGTAATCCACCTTTTTCGACAAATGCTGCCCAGTTGGTGACAGGAATCATCACGGCATCATTGCCTTCTTTCATCAAGCGCTCGACAGCGCCTTCATCGGCAGCATAGATGCCCATTACTTTTAACGCTCTGGTTAAATGCTGAATACGGCCAGTGATGTCATCAATTTCATTTGCTTGGTCTTGATACTGGATAAAATCAGCCACAGGAACAAGCGTACCGGTCGAAAGCGTAGCAAAGTAAGGCTTAGGACATGGGAAGAAATTTTCCAGCTCTAGCGGGTCATCTTTATGGTCTAAAACACGGTCATAACCTTCAGCCACCCAATAAACGCATTTCTTTGGCTTGTCCCAGATTTCCCAGACTGCTGCTTTTTTCAGTGATTCAGTCGTGGTGCGCTCACCGTCTTTTTTATCCGGTGATACAGTCAATGGCACTTGCAAAAATTGCTCGCCAAAACGCTCTGTGCCTTCGTCTTTTGATAAATAAACCCTGCGGCCTACCCAAGTAACTTCGTCCCATGTGCGAGCCGGTAAATGAGCAAAGTCTTGCCAGTAAACATAGTCAACAGGCGTGGTTTCATTGGTAATTCGCTCGTAAGGTTGTGGCGTTTCGCCTGCAAGCGCATTAGTTTCACTCGTTTCATGTGTGTACGCATCATCGCCAACCTCCACATAATTGGTGATTTCAGGTTCTTCAACCGTTTCAATCTGTGGCTCATAACGCAACCATGCTACACCACGACCAGGCAGCAAACGGTCATCTACCACATGGCTTAAAGTGTTGTGAAAGTCTTGGTATTGCTTAATCTCGAAATCTAAAGCACGTTCAAGAATGGTTGAAGCGCATCGAGCAACAGGGTCGGCATCGTTGAAGCGTCTGCTGACTTCCGGCATTGGCGGGCGGGCATAAATGGCAGGCTTTAAGGTCTGGATGTTAGACCAAAGAATATTGAATCGCGCATCGGTTTGCGTAGTGTCTTTGCGTTCATCGCGGTAACGTTTAACGATTTCCTCGCCACGCTCAGTCCAGCGTTTGAACTGCTCTTGATATCGTTTTATTTCATCATGCCAGACTACTGCGCTTAATTGTTCATCCATCTCATTTTCCGGAAAGAGAGTAATTGCTTGCCATTATATACGTTTTGTGCTTTTTCTCGAATTACTTTTCCAAAGCTGGTCAAGCGACTGCTCATCCCAGAATTTTGGTGGTTGCTCTTGAGGCTTTGGACGCACTTCGCGCCATGCCAAACACGCATACCTAAAAGCATCGGCATAATTCGATGTCCAGTCGTGCTTAGGCTTATCCCTAAACATCTTTTTATCTTCGTCAAATTCACGCTGATACTGCTTTAACGCTTCAGCGCCATCTCGGCAAGTTGGCGCAAAATAAGCATCCCTAAGCGTTAATCGAGCCGCTTGTATACCATCCATTAATCCAAGCTCAGGCACAATACGCGGATTCCAACCCAGTGTTCTAAACTGCTCTTGAATAGACCTACCAGTCTGTAATGACTTGGCTTTGGCATCATGCGGCAACCATAACCATTCCCCATAGTCGTATGGCTTTGATTTCAGCACTTCGTCATAATGTGCAATTGGCATGCCGGAATTACTATAACAATCTACAAAACGAATCTCTTTTCCAGCGACTTGATACCACCAAATAGCAGTATCGTCAGACCATCCCAAGTCGAGAACAGCGTGCGTCTTAAGTTCTCGGTCATAACACTCAATAACTCGCCCTTCTTGCTCAAGCTCGTATAATTCCTTGCCGTAGATTGCGCCAGGTATTGCAGCATCAAAATCACACTCCATTTCTTGCCGCCATTGGTCATCGGTCAATTCTAAGCGCAATGATTCTAATTCTTCAGCATCCAGCAAGCCTGACTGTGTGGCTGTCAGCTTCATGTCAAACCAATCCGGTCTATCCATAGCCTCAGCATAACGGTCATAAAACTGATTGCGGCCTTTAGGTGTGCCGATAATTATTGCCCAGCCTTTTCGGTCAGCCAAGGCAGGTCGGATAACATAGCCCCAGACGCTAGGCTTCCAATCACCGTACTCATCAGCCACAATCCCATCAAAATACAAACCACGCAAGCGATCAGCGTTATCTTGGCCAAACAATTGCAAACGTGAGCCATTGGGATAATCAATGCGCAATTCGGCCTCATTGATTTGTATGCCCGGTATAGCCGCAGAAAAGCGTTTGGCATAATCCCAAGCCACTGATTTAGCCTGAGCATAATAGGGCGCAATATACGCATAACGACCATCACTCCCTTCGTGCCGACAACAAGCTCTTATTAGCTCGTTTATACAAGCAACAGTTTTGCCAGCCCTTCTGTGTGCAACAACAACAGCCCATCGCTCTTTGCGTCTATGTAATGGCTTAAACGCATCACGAGGCTTGTAAGGTATTACGATTCTTCCCATTGAATATTAACAGTCATATTGCCTTGTCCGCTTAATTCTGTTTTCAATTCATGCGGTAACACTTTACCCACCAAGCCCAAGAACGCAACTGGATTTTCTTCGGCTTGCCTTGCTAAGTATTCTTGGCCGCCAACATCGCTTAAAGCGCCTAAAATCATTTCTTTTAGTGCTTTAGTAACTTTGTTTTGCGCTCCCTTTGGCCTACCATTGCCCGCGTTAGGCGGTTTATTGTTTTCACTATTTTTCAGTAATTTACTTTCCATTTCTTTTCTTTCTCCTCTTGCAGTCTTGTACAAGGAACACATATACCTTCAATTAATCGACCAACCTCGCCACACATATCGCACTCACCGATATTGCTGTAATCAATTGTTTTGTTCTTCATCGCTTTGAGCGCAACCTCCAACCCCTGTTCAATCTGGTGTTGCGCTAAATCAGCTTCGTCCGGCATTTTCTTTGTCCAATCTGTCTGCAACCAACTTGGCATAGCCTGCGATATCCACCCATGAGTCTGCGTAATCAGGATCGCCGTTGATAATTCTCGCAATTTTATGGCAAATCATTTCCAATGCTTCGCGCTGATCTGGTGATATTCCATGAGGATTATTGCAACAGTGACAATTGATTACGTTTTTTAACTGCTGACTAATTAACGCATGTTCTTGAAAACTCCCGTAACGCTTTCCGCGCTCATCAAGCATTGCATCTATGTTTGTTTCACCCATCAATCGTTCCTTATCGTCAACAAAGTTTTGATAAAAATAGAATCAGCCATACACCGACTCCCTAAATCCCTTCCACATCAGCGCACAATAAGCTTGGTGAGGCGTATTCCCTACAGTCAACCTATCACCTAGCCTAGCCATCCATAAACCGTTACGTTTAAACAGTCTTGGCTTTACTTTGTCCACAGCAACCACTTTAAAAAGAAGTAAACAGCCACAGCCGTAATAATGCTACCGATTTCAATCATCATCTTCACTCTTGAGTAAGTTAACGAACAGCTCATAAAGAAAGTCAAATATTAACACTCCACAAGCCATTAGCATAATAACCATAATGACCAGCGGTGTAACCATCCAAACAATAAAATGACTCATCTCTCATACTCCTAAAAAATACCGGGTATACCATACACTACCATCTATAAAGATGATGGTAGTGGTAGTATAGTTTTAATACCATTTATACCATTGCATACCATTTTGAAATGGTATAGTTAAACAATCCACCACCAATCGCCATCGTTTTCTACAAGTCCTTGAGTTTTAAGGCTTTTTCTAGCTCTATCAAACGCCCTGAACTTGTTTGAATCCTTAATTTTGTCTTTAGCAAAAAACCGCCAGGTATCAATTGATACCAAAACCTTATCAGCGCCCAAAACTGAGAATTCAGCCCCATTTTTGCCTTTGGTATGGATGGCTTCCTCTAAAGCCTCCAGCATTAAGGCATCATTTTTGTTCAATTTTGTTTCTGCACCATCAACACCAATATACTCAAGAAACACACTGGTAATTTGCTTATCGTCATCTTCGTCATAAAACAAGCTACCCATAAGCTCAACCTGTTTAATGCCAAAACGAACATCAAGACCACCTTCAAAGTCTTTAGACTTGGTACAAGTAAGTATAGATGTCATACCTTCCTTGCTAACGCAAAACTCGGCATCCATAGCGGCTTTAATGGCGCTTGATCCTCTGGCTCTGGTTTTATCGCCATGGCCTGAATGGTGAACCAAAACAATTGCACAGCCTAACTTGGCAATTAATAACTCGATGCATTTAAAAAACTTCGCCATGTCATCAGACTTGTTTTCATCCCCTACCATGTTTCTGTGCAAGGTATCAATAAATACCACGGCTGGTATAACCGCCATGTCCTCGATTATTTTGGTTATGGCCTGCGCTTCTTTTTCATCTAATAAATTGACGCTACGCTGGCTAAAAAAGATATTGTCCGGCACTGCGCCATATTTCTGCGTCAAGGCTTGCATCCTAAGTGTAAGACCGCGATGACCTTCACCTGCGATATAAACTACCTGTTCGGATTTTTTAACCTTGTGGCCGTGCCATGTGCGACCTGTGCCTATGCAATATGCCCAGTCCAAAGCAAATAAAGATTTACCCGCACCTGATTCACCAAACAACAGATTACTGCTGCCACGCTCGATTAAGCCTTTAATCACCCAGTCAGGTTTTTTCATGGCGGACATCATTTCGCCAACAGGAATAAATAAGCCTGTGGTGCGTGCTTGAAATTCTTCTGATAAAAACTCAACTGGATATTTCCAGCCATTCATTTCAGCGTAATGCGCTAACGTGCCTAGTGTCACAGGCTTGTCTGACTTGCCAAACGAATCCCAGCGTTTTGAAAGCGCTTTGCTACCTGGATATTTAGCGCCTTTAGCAGACCATGCGTCCCAGATTTCAAATCCTGCGCCATTGGTCGAGTGGTGGATAGCCATACCACAGCGCACCCATTCTTCATAGTCACAGTCAGGTGATATATGCGCCAGCATGGATGACAAATCATTGTCTGTGACATCTATCTGCCTGTCATTGATGGATGTCCGGTGCGTTTCAGGTCGTGCAAGTAAATCAATCAAGACCTGTGGCGCTTCGGTAATATCGTCCGGTGAGCCTTCTAGAAGCTCATAACGTGCGCCACTGGCGTGTAATGACCCTGCGCCTACCACATAGCCAGATGATTTAAAATCAATGCCAGGATAAGCCGTAAGCTTGGTTTGCAGTGATACGCCTGCTGGCGCTTTAAAATAAAGATGCCGACTGCCACCACCTGAACCTGTGCGGACAATCATGCCAGCAGATAATAATGCCCCGCCTAAATCTTCATTAAGCTGCTGGTAAGACTCAACACCACCATTGCGTGCGTCAATATCAACGACAATAAAGCCATTACATAAAACCCCGAATCCTGTATCAAAGTGGCCTGCGATTTCCATCGCGGACAACTGGTCATCGTCCCATTCTGGCGTGTGTTGCCATCCTTTAGCAATTGGATGCTTGTACGGTGCGTTACATTGTGGATTGTCACAAAGGCAAATACCATGCTCGTTCGCGCCATACAGTCCAAAAATTCTAAAGCCAGCATCATGGTACTGGCGATAAATCATAATGACTCCAAATAATCACTTAGCTTCTTAACAGCAGAATAGGGCGGTTCTTGGTATCGTTCGTTGCACAGCTTCCAGATAGACATATAAGGTAAACCTGTAGCTCTTGATACTTCCATCAGGTTCATAGGTTGTAGTTTTATTAATATTTGCTCTAGTGTTAGCATTTGTTTCTACCTTGTTAAAAAAATATGTTGCAATAATAATTTAAGTGGTTAGAATACGCAACAGGAAAAGAGATTTTTAACCCAATGAGGAGAACAAAGATGAGCATATTAAGCTCGATTGAAAAACCGCAAGACCGTCCGGTCATTGCGACCATAACAGGTGATGCAGGTCTGGGTAAAACCAGTCTGGCAGCCACATTCCCAAAGCCTATATTTATCCGCGCAGAGGATGGATTGCAGGCGATACCACTAGCTAATCGTCCAGATGCACTACCACTGTTGACCAGTGTTGACCAATTATGGGAACAGCTTACAGCTCTTATTAAAGAGGAACACGATTATAAAACGCTGGTTCTGGATAGTGTGACTCAACTGGATACTTTATTCAGCAACCACATTGTTGACACAGACCCTAAAAAACCAAAATCCATAGCCCAAGCGTTAGGCGGTTATGGTGCAGGATTTCAAGCGTTGTCCGCCTATCATGGCCGTGTGCGTAAGGCCGCAGGTTTGTTGAATGAAAAGCGCGGGATGCATATTGTGTTTATCGCGCACGCTGAAACAGAGACTATTGAACTGCCGGATGCCGACCCATACACACGTTATAACATTCGTATGCAGAAGAAATCCGTTAGCCACTACATTGATAATGTTGACCTTGTGGGCTTTTTAAAACTTGAAACATTTACCCAGGGCGATGGCGAGCGTAAGAAAGCGTTTTCAGATGGCACTCGTTTGCTGGTGACTTATGCGACAGCCGCCAACATTTCAAAAAACAGATTCGGCATCACCGAAGATTTAACCGTGATTAATGGCGAGAATCCATTAGTCAATTTTATTCCAACATTAGGAGCTTAATTTATGTCTTTTTTTAACAATATCGAAACAGACGGTTCATTTGAAGCCGCGCCAGCCATTGAAGTTATCCCGCATGACACGACCTGCGTGGCGATGCTAGACGATGCTGGCTGGACAGAATACCAAGGCGAAGAATATATCAATCTGCGCTGGACAGTGCTTGAACCTGCTGTTTATAAAGGCCGGAAGATTTTTCAAAAGGTAAAAGTACATGATGTAGACAGCAAAAAGCAGGAAAAAGCCAGACGTATGCTGGCGGCTATTGATGCCAACTGTGGTGGAAAGTTAATGGCGGCAGGTGAAGAACCGACTGACACAGCATTGGCTAAAGCGTTATTAAACAAACCTATGCTTATCAAGGTGATGGTTTGGGAAATGGACGATAGAAAAGGTAACTGGATTTCTGCCGTGTCACCTAAAAATAAACCTGCACCAAGACCTGCTGCATCAGAAGCAGACCAAGATTTTTAAATAACACAACGGTCAAGGACGGCTACTTAATCGGAGAATAAACAATGGAACAAAGAACATCTGAATGGTTTGAAGCTAGAAAAAACAGAGTAACAGCCAGCATGGTTGGCGCAATATTAGGGTTATCACCGCACATGAAGCGCCAGGATGTTATGCGTAAAATGGTGCGTGATTACCAAGGATTGCCGTCAGAATTTACAGGCAATATTGCTACAGATTATGGCGTGACGCATGAGCCTCTGGCGTTAGCCGATTACGTTCTTGAATATAGAGCAGTCGATAAGTGCGGTTTTTTTACTTATGAAGATTGGTTAGGCGCAAGCCCAGATGGTCTTATTGGTGAAGATGGGATTATTGAAATTAAATGCCCGTACAGCTTGCGTGATGGCGGTGAATTTAAATCCATAAACGAGCAACATCATTATTACGCCCAGATACAAATCCAACTTTTATGCACTGGCCGTACACGTTGTGCTTTTTACCAATGGTCTGCACATGGACATAAACTTGAACATGTTTATTTTGATATAGACTTGATTAATCTCAATGCGCCAATATTAAAAGCGTTTTGGGATGAATACATGGCTATTCGTGATGAACCATTAAATGATTTTGAATCACCATTGGTCGATGATTATTTCCAAGTAGTAGACCAGATTAAACGCCTTGAGGAATATAAAAAAGAATTGCTTGAAAAGATTGTAGCTGAGGCAGGCGGTGAGAACGCTATTATCAGCGGACACAAGCTGACCAAGATTGTTAAAGCTGGCGCTATCTCATACAGCAAAGTGGTTAAGGATTTAATCCCACATGCCGACCTTAGCAAGTACCAAGGCGCTACCACTGAGTATTGGAAGTTGAGCTAATGCTACGCCCCTACCAACAAGAAGCCCACGATGCCGCTATTGCATGGGTGCGTAAATATAAAGCGCCTTGTGTTTTAGAGTTGCCTACAGGCGCAGGTAAAAGCCATGTTATAGCGGCCATGGCTAATACACTGCATGAGATAAGCAAGGGAAAGCATATCTTATGCATACAGCCGTCTAAGGAGCTTTTAGAGCAGAATTCTGATAAGTATAGAGCAACAGGCAATCAATGTTCTTTATTCAGCGCCAGCGTAGGCGCAATATGTTTAAAGCATCCCGTGGTGTTTGGTACTGAAAAAACCATTAAAAATAGATTACATCGTTTTGGCAATCAATTTTGTGCAATTATTTTAGACGAAGCCCACCGGATAACACCCACGATAATTGAAATCATTAACGCTATTCGCACTGAGAATCCAAACTTGCGTGTGATCGGCTTATCAGCCACGCCATATCGCATGGGAAGTGGCTATATTTACAAACAGGACGAGCGCGGCATAGCCACTGGGCATGATGGTTATTTTATGCAGCGTGTTTATATGTTGCCTGCGCGGTATTTGATTGAGAATGGTTATTTAACACAGCCAGTCGTTGGCGCTATTAATTCTGGTCACTATGAAACTAAAAACATGCAGCTAAATAGCATGGGTAAATTTAGTAGTAGCGACATAGATAAGGCGTACCACGGTAGAGGCAGGCTGACATCTGCAATCGTGGCAGATGTGGTTATGCAGGCGCAGAATAGGCATGGCGTGATGTTTTTTGCGGCAACCGTTCAGCACGCTGAAGAAATCATGGAGAGTTTGCCGCCTAAGTTATCAGCCATAGTAACTGGCAAGACCAACAAACATGATAGAGCTTTAATTCTTGAAAGATTCAAGGCTAAAAGGATTAAATACCTGGTTAATGTGGAAGTATTAACGACAGGATTTGATGCACCGCATGTTGATGTGATTGCCATATTAAGAGCTACTGAGTCTGTGGCGTTGTTACAGCAGATAATTGGGCGTGGTCTTCGTGTCGCACCTAATAAGCAGAATTGCCTTGTGTTGGATTACGCTGAGAATGTAGACCGACACTGCCCTGATTCGGATATTTTTAATCCTGAAATTAAAGAAAAAACCAAAAGCGCAACAGAAGAAACGCTGGCCTGCTTATGTCCTGAATGTAAGCACATCAATTACTTTGCTAAAAAAGACAATCCAGAAAAGTTGCCGATTAACATTCATGGCTATTTTATCGACTTGGAAGGCAATACGATTGATACAGAACATGGTGCTACTCCAGCGCATTTTGGCCGCAGATGTAACGGCTGGAATCCTGTGCAGGGCGGTGGATTTGAGCGATGCGAATACAGATGGACGTTTAAACCTTGCGTGCATTGTAATGCTGAAAATGATATCGCAGCTCGTTATTGTTGCGAGTGTAAAGGCGAGTTAATAGACCCGAACGAGAAGTTAGTCGCTGATTTTATCGCGCATAAGAAAGACCCGACACAGGTGCAGACTGACAAAGTTTTATCCATGATGTACAAGCCTATGGTTAGTAAGGCTGGCAATGATTGTTTAAAGATTACCTTTGTTACTGAGCATAGAACATTTGATGTTTATGCAGTTGTTGGCAGTCCAAAGCATAAGAAATTTATGGAGCTCAAAAGCCAGCCAGTGAGCGTGACCTACCAAAAGAAAGGTGATTTTTTTAACGTTTACGGATACAACAGCAAACCAGATGAAATTCCATCCAGACATTAAAGTTTATGGCGATATTAAATTCCGTGGTGATTGCCCTTCAGAAACAGCGGAAGCGGTGACGTTCTTTGCCAAGATTCGCAGAGAATATCCCGACACTTATGGACGCATTGCCACGCACATTAGGAACGAAGGGAAGCGCAGTTTTCACCAGGTTGCAAAGCAAAAAGCGGAAGGCATGACCAAAGGCGCACCGGATATTATTGTGCCTGGTAATCCTGCATTTGTCTGTGAGCTTAAAAGACAAGACCACACCAAGTCGTCATGGCAGGAAGGCCAGCAGGAATACCTGCTTGCAGCTCAAGAGGCTGGCGCTTTTGTGTGCGTGGCTTTGGGATATGTCGCAGCGTTTGAGGCATTTATTTACTGGAAAGATAAAAAAAACTTGCACAGTGTTTAAAAACATGGATAATAAGCACCAACAACAACGGAGAAAATGATGGACGAATTAAGAATTGAGCTTGGAGGAATTGTTTTCGACTGCTTCTGGGAAGTAGAAGAAAGCGATGCTGGAGAAACCTACCCAGTCTTGTCGGGTGTGTATGTTGGAGATCAAAACATTACCGACGTTATAAACTGGGAATGGTGGAACAAGATCGAAAAGGTCTTGGTTGATAAACTTGAAGAAGATCGGAGAAAAAGCAAATGAATACAACAACAAGATTATCAAATCGTGAATTAAGAACCATGCAAGCCAAAGCATTAAGAAGCGATGCTTTGAACCGCTACATGGCTCAATGTGAGTCAGAAGTAGCACTAGCCAAACAAGACACCAAAGTTTATTTAGGCATCGCAGGGTTTATAATCCTGATTTTGCTGAGTGCAATTTTAGGCTTGAATTAATAAATTAAAAGGAAAAAATAAAATGAACGTAAATGATTTGACGATTGGACAAGCAAAAGAATTAGCAAACATATTCACAAATCAAGCGCCATCAACCATCGGATTGAATAGCATGATCGGTAAAAAATGTATAGTGAGAACGTATTCAGCGGGAGTCTGGTTTGGCGAGATTTCCGAAAAATCAGGCAATGAAGTTATCGTAAAAAATGCCAGACGAATGTGGCAATGGTTTGCTGCCGAGTCTATCAGTTTATCGGGTGTTTCGATGTACGGTATAAAACATGACATGAGTAGAATCGCACCAGCCGTTGATTCAGTTTGGCTCGAAGCAATTGAACTAATTTCTGCGACTGAAAAAGCTATTGCAAGCATCGAAGGTGCTCCAAATGCCAAAGCTGAATAACCCAATAATTTCTGGCGATGGCTATGGCTCTGGCTCTGGCTATGGCTATGGCTCTGGCTCTGGCTCTGGCTCTGGCTCTGGCGATGGCTCTGGCTATGGCTCTGGCGATGGCTATGGCTCTGGCTATGGCTCTGGCTCTGGCTATGGCTATGGCTCTGGCTCTGGCTCTGGCTCTGGCTATGGCTCTGGCGATGGCTCTGGCGATGGCTCTGGCTATGACTCTGGCTCTGGCTATGGCTGAATTAAGATTGACGTTGCTGGACGTATAACCAGCACCATGACGCATGAGGAATGAATGATTACCGTGAAAAGACCTGAAATCTTGGCAACGGTGGGAATATCAATCTTGGTTAAAGCCTACATACCAAGCAGTCCTC